ATCAGTAAGGATTAATTGGGATGAGTACCAAAATAAGTTTATTTTAACCAAAGACGAAGAACTCAATATTTTGAATATAACTAGACTTTTTTAACGTTTTTCATATATTTATATATAAGATGGAAAATACAGATAAGAAAAAAATTGACCCGAAAGCTAAGGTATTAGATGCCGCTTTAGAAGGGTTTTTAGGTGAAGAAAACCAAGACCCAAATATGGACTGTAGTTCTGGTGTTTGTGTAATTAAAGGTGATAAAAGCCTAGTTGAAAGAATAAATAAAAAAATAATTACCGAAGATGGTAGACAATTACTATTCTAATGAAAAAGAAATTTAACCCAGAGTTATTGAAGGAAGAGCTTAGTAAGTTTAAATTACTATCTGAGTATGATTTCTATCAAGAGAAAAAGGAGCTACCAGAATACAAGGATTTGATTCTTGGAGATATCGAAGAGGCCGATGACCAAGATATGCCAGATGATTTAGAGGCTGCTGGTTCTACTGATACAGCCGTAAAGGATGTTGCTGATGATTTAGGTGTTGACACACCTGAAGGTGATGTTGAAGGTGAAACAGGTGGTGATATTCCAGAACCAGAAGACCCAAATATGTCAACTGAACTACCTCTTCCAGAGCCAAGTACAGAGCCAGTTAGTGATGATGTAGAAGTAGACGTAACAGCTTTAGTTAATGGTTCAGAAGAAGCTAAAAAGGCTGCCGAGATTGCTAGTCAAAACTCACAAGTGTTATTACAGAAACTTACATCTTTAGAAGCACGTGTAGCCAATATGGATAAGGTAAGTGTTAAAATTGATAATCTTGAAAAAGAAATAGTTAAACGTAACCCAACTCCTGTTGAAAAACTAGAGATGCGTTCATTAAGCTCATATCCATATACTCAAAAATTAACAGATTATTGGGCTGATAAAAAGGGTTCATATGATGTAATGGGAAATGAGGATAAAAATAAAGAGTATGTTTTAACGAAAGATGATGTTAATGCTGATTATAGTGATGCAAGCATCAAACAGAGTTTTAAAGTAGACCCAAAAGGTTACGAAGAAGAAAATATTTAATAACATATTATACACCATAAAAGGACTCCATTTTTGGGGTCTTTTTATTTTATACCCACTAAAACTTGCATCCATCAAAAAACAATCGTATGTTTGCTTAGATGGAAATCTATACTTATAATCATAACTCTGAAGTTAAAAATTTACTTGACTTTTCCGAATTATTTAGTATATTAGTAACAACTAAAAATAAAAATAACAATAAATAAATAAACAAAAACAACAAACAATGAGTACAGAGAACACAGAAAAACAAGATGCGTTAACAGCAATGCTATCGCAGTATGAGACAAACAACAAACCAAGGTCAAACAAAGCTGCCAAGGTTTATGACCTAAGTAATTACTTTAATACTTTCATTAAAGAAGGTGTTAAAAGTGGAACCAAACAAATTAGGATTCTTCCTACTGCTGATGGTACATCGCCATTTATTGAAATGTATGGTCACAAAGCACAAGTAGATGGACAATGGAAAACATTCCCTTGTTTAAAGCGTGAAAAGGATGAAGCATGTCCTTTTTGTGAAGCACGTGAAGCATTACTAGCTACTGGTGAAGAAAAGGATAAGGAGTTAGCTAAGAAGTATGGTGCTAGAATGATGTATATCGTTAAAGTTATCGACAGAAACGCTGAAGAAGAAGGTGTTAAATTCTGGAGATTTAATCATGACTATCGTAAGGAAGGTATTTATGATAAAATTATTGGTGTGTTAAATGCCATTAAGAAAGATGTAACTGACCCACAAACTGGTCGTGACTTACACCTAACTATTAATAGAAACCAAAACAACGTACCAGTAGTATCTTCTGTTGCTTCTTTGGATTCTTCTCCATTATCTCCTGATGCTGAAAAAGTTAAAACTTGGTTAGCTGACACTAGAACATGGGAAGATGTTTATTCAGTAAGAACTTATGACTACATGTTTATTGTCGTTAAAGGTGGTATTCCAATGTGGGATAAAGATAATAATAAATTCGTTGATAAAGCTTCACTTAAGGCTGAAGCCAACACTTTAGAGTCTGAATTAACAGTTGGAGTTGAAACGGTGAAATCAAACGTTCAGGTGGCTACACCAGTGGCTACACCAGTGGCTACACCAGTGGCTACACCAGTGGCTACACCAAAAGGTGATGACCTTCCATTCTAATTAATGTTTTATAAAATAAAGAGAGGTGGGGAACCGCCTTTCTTTATTCTAAACATAAGAAAAAAAAAATAAATAACAATTAATTAAGATGGCGAAGAAACCAACCAAACAACCAATATCTAAAAAGGGGTTCGATTTAGATTCATTCAAAAAAGAAGAAGGGTTAGATAATGTAATAAAAGAAAAGGAATTAAATTGGATTCCATTATCAGAAGCTTTCCACGATGCTGTAAAAGTTCCTGGAATTCCAATAGGTTATTTAACAAGTTTCAGAGGTTTTTCTAATACTGGTAAATCAACAGCCATTTATGAAGGTATTGTGGGTTGTCAAAAATTAGGTATATTAGCAATCATTTACGAAACAGAAAATAATTTTAATTGGGAACACGCTAGAAATATAGGTGTTCAGTTTGAGGAAATTAAAGATGAGAATGGTGTTGTGGTAAATTATAAAGGTGATTTTATATTTATGCAAGGACCAGACTTATTAAAAAAATATCAGAATTATGACCACCAACATAGTAAGATGGGAACTAAACCACTAAGGTACGAACCAGTAGTTGAGGATATTTCAGTTCATATGCATAGTATTTTGGATGCACAAAAAGAAGGTAAACTCCCAAGAGATATTTGTTTCTTCTGGGATTCAGTTGGTTCAATCAATTGTTTCAAGGGTGCTATGTCTAAAACAACAAATAACCAATGGACAGCTGGTGCGTTAGCTACATGTTTCAAATCACTTATAAATTATAGAATCCCAGCTTCAAGAAGAGAAGATTCAGAATATACCGCAACATTTGCTGTTGTTCAACAAATTTGGTTGGATAATGAAAATAAAGTTATTAAACATAAAGGTGGTGAGGCGTTCTTTTATTCACCAAGAATGATATTCCATTATGGTGGTATTCTTACACATAGTACTGAGAAACTTAAAGCAACATATGCTGGTCAAGATTATCAATTCGGTATAAGTACTAGGATTAGATGTGAAAAGAATCAAGTTAATGGTGTTGAACAAAAAGGTGTTATTGCATCAACCCCACATGGTTATTGGAACCCAAATAAAATAGATGAATATAAAGAAAAACATAGAGAATTCATTAAACTTAAGTTGAACACCACTTATGATGATTTCACTATTGAAACGGAAGAGGTTATTTTGAGTAAAGAAGATTTAAACGCTTGATATATTAACAATCTAATAGGGATGATGTGAGTAAACGACCACCACGAAATGGTGAAAAGATAGAGAAGGTTCAGAATACGCTTTTAGTAGATGGAAATGCTTTGTTTAAAGTTGGTTTCTTCGGGGCTAAGAGTGAGTATAATCAACATGGCCAACACATAGGAGGTCTATATCAATTTCTTACTATATTACGGATGTTACTGGTTGCAGACCTATACCATAAGGTATATGTGTTCTGGGATGGTAATTTCAGTGGTAAGTTAAGGTATGAAATATATGAACCATATAAAAGTGGTCGTGGGAAGGATTATAAAAATGGGACTCAACCAATTGACGAGTCAGAATTAAATCAACGTAGGTTAGTCTGGGATTATCTCAATGAATTATATGTTAGACAATTAAAACATGAACTTATAGAAGGTGATGATTTTATAGCGTATTATTGTTTAACGAAAAAAGATAATGATAAAGTAACTATCTGCACAAACGATAGGGATATGGCTCAACTAATATCTAATGATGTTAGAATTTATTTTTTAGATTTGAAACAATATGTTGATTTATCCAATTATTCTTCGTACTTTTGTCATCACCAAGAAAACTCTGTTTTATTAAAGACAATGGTTGGTGACCCCAGCGATAGTATCAAGGGAATTAAAGGTTTAGGTGAGACAAAATTAATATCTTTATTTCCAGAAGTTAAGGAACGAAAAATAAGTGTAATTGAAATAATAGAAAGTGCTAAAAAACAACAAGAAGAGAGAGCGTTAAAAAAACAAAAACCACTTAAAGTATTAGATAACATAATACATGGGATAACGGATGGTGTACAAGGAGATAGACTTTATGAAATAAATGAAAGGTTAGTTAATCTAAAAAACCCTATGTTAACGGAAGATGGGATAAGTGAGCTAGAACAATTGATTGATG